TCATTTACTGCGGACGGCCAAAGTTGCCAGAGATCTCTCATGGCTTGGTAGGCCAAGTAATCCCTGTAAGAGCACCAGTGTTTGCGTCCAATGATGGTGTTTGCGTTGTGATATCTCTTAGGGCTTGACGATAAGTGGTTTGAGCACTGGTCATTGTCCTATCACCTAAAGCCCACCAATCTGTTTCTGCGATTCGGCGATCACGCTCTAGCCTTAAAACACGCATTGGCTCTGCATTCTCAAGCTCTGTTCTCTTTGCAGATACCTGTGCCCAAGTAACACCAAAGTCATTCGGGTCTGTGCTTTCAATTGCAATGTCTTCACTGTCATAGCCAGTGATGCGAACAAACATGGCGTTGAACTCAGCCTCAGTAGTTGGCTCGCCATAAAGTGACCAACCCTCGATACCAAGTGCTTCAAGGCACATGGCGACGTTAATAAGTGCCATCATGTTTCTCCTTAGCTAGTCACTTCATATATCTTGCAGACAGGCTTGGCATAGAAACCCTGTGAGAGGTTCTGTGCCCAGCCAAAGAAGTATTTTGTTGTCCCGTTATTATTTTCGTTTTTGTGATAAAGCGAGTAGGTTCGGTTGCTGGTACTTGTCTGACTGCTCGGGACAAAAGCAGTTACAGTAATCATTTCACAGTCGTTTACATCATGGTCACGGTGGCGTGATGTGCCATGTGATCCAGCACGATTCTGGAAGCTAGACAGGTTCACATCGAAGCCGCCTGTGATATCCCGCACCTTAAATGCGCCAAGCACTGAGCTATTGTTGCCGCCATAGACGAAAGTGAACTCAACAATCAGATGGCTGCTTGACGAGGTGCAGGCGATAGTTGTTCGCAAAGAGGAGTGGACCTCAGTCCACCCGCCACTCTTTGAAACAACACCGGTGTTTGGTGAATTAGTTTCGACCTTCTTGACGCCAATTGTCGGGCCTGTTGCGCCAGTTGGCCCGGTAGGCCCGGTTGGCCCCGTACTACCACTCGGGCCAGTTGGCCCCGGTGGCCCATTAGAACCGGCTGGCCCTGTTGATCCCTGTGGTCCTGTGCTTCCGGTAGGCCCCGTACTGCCAGTAGGCCCTGTTGGGCCTGTTGGGCCGACAAGTGCTGAGTTGGTTATAGTAGCTTTGCGAATGGCACCCGCACTGCTGTCAAATACGAGAACCTCGTCAGCACCCTGAATTGATGTTTCTGGTGTTGCATTTGTGATATCAAGCTGCGCTGCGGAAACCTTACCGTTATCGTCAACGACAGTTGTAGAGCCTACTTTGAAAGCCATTAGATTGTACCCTCCGAGATCACATCACCAGTTACTGTCAGATTACCCGAACTATCCAGCTTCATTTTAGCTGTTCCTGCGTAACTGAATATCAGATTATTGCTGGTAACGGTGACAGACCAATCATTAGACCCATTGTCCAAGGCGATAGTATTAGCTGTCAAAGTGTTATTGACATCGACAGCACCAGTAAAGTTTGCGCCAGACAAAGCTGCAAAGCCTGACCCTGCTGTAACACCAGCTTCCCAAGCAGATCCGGTGTAAACTTTTAAAATATTGGAACTGGTATTATAAAACAGATCCCCTTCGTCATTGTTAGATGATGGATCACTTGATCCAATTCTGTATTTGTCTGCAAAATCATTTACAGACGATATGTTTGTAGCAACGGTATTTACGTTTGATATAGATCCGGCTACCGAGTTGATATTTGAAGCGTTACCGGCAACAGAAGTTACGTTACTGTTATTAGAAGCTACAGTAGTAACATTAGCTGCAATGCCAGCTACCGTTGTTACATTGCTGCTAATCCCGGCTACGGTTCCAATATCACTGGCATCATTGGCCACTGTAGTAACATTGGAGCTAATCCCGGCTACAGTGTTCACATTGGAAATATTGGATGCAACCGTGCCAATATCAGTTGCATCGCCAGCTACTGCTGTAACATTACTAGCTATACCAGCTACAGTGGTAACATTAGATGATATGCCTGCAACGGTAGATACGTTGCTTGATATGCCAGCAACAGTGCTGAGATTGTTTACATTTGTGCTAGTTGCCATTGTATTAAGATCGGCAACAAAGTCGCTAGTAGCGAGCAAGTTAAGATCTGTAACAATGTCGCTAGTAGCGAGAGTATTGATGTCGCTAACAATATCGCTAGTAGCCAGAGTATTGAGGTCTGACACAATATCACTTGTAGCTAAGGTGTTCAGATCCGAAACAATATCTGAAGTGGCAAGTAGGTTAATGTCATTGATGACATCGGTAACCGCAAGAGTATTTAGATCCGACACAAAATCAGATGTAATCAAACTTGCTTTTGCTGCCACAGAAGTAACATTTGCGCTAATTCCTGCAACTGTGTTGATGTTACTTGCATTAGAAACAGCAGCATTGATGTTTGATGCATTACCAGCAACGCTTGTTACATTAGAAGATATTCCTGCGACTGTAGTTACATTGCTAGCTATTCCAGCCACAGTCTGAATCGCATTTGTGGCATCTGTGCCATCTTCAATGTCGGCAAGAGTTGCAATATCTGCTGCTGTTGCAGATACCGTTTGAACATCAGATGTGCTTGGGCCTGCTTCTACAGCACCAGTAGATGCATTGAATGCAAGTGTTTTACCTTTGCGTGTATTAACATCAGGCAAGACAAGTGATACTGCCGCATCAAAATCTGTAAGTTGCAAAGCCCTTGATGCTTTGTCGTCAAGATCTGCTGCAATAGCTATCAACTTATCAAGCTCTGTATTCAGAGAGCCGATTTGGAATGCACCAGATGCTGGAAAGTCTGTTGTTCTTTTGAGATCAATGTCTCTTGTAATTACAACAGTGCTACCGCCTGTTGCGCCAGTTACAGATATGGTAACAGTTCCTGTACTACCGTTACCGCCTGATACTGTGTAGTTAGTTGTTAGTGTTTTGAGGACGCCATCAACATAGACATTCAAATCAGCAGCATCAAAAAACTCAAAAGAAACTGTAAACGATGTTTGTGTCGCACCTTCAGAAACTGCGTAAGAGACTCTAGGTGTATTATCTGCAAGGTTAATTGTCATAGCTGTACCTCAGAATCTTTGCCCCACAAACGCCCCGTCATCTTCATTGGGCAATGTGTCAGATAAAGCATTTGTTGCCTCATTCATAAAATCGCGCCAAATCCAAAGTCTCGCTAAAGGCATACTACGAATGATTTGCTTGGCACCCTCGCCATAATTACCATCTGTAAATTCTAATACACCTTCTGCTACATCTTGTCCAATACTCGGCCCCGCACCGGCAACTTCCATAGCTGCATTTAGCTTGCCTTCTCTAATTGGTGCCTTTGGCTCAATATACCCCATTCCAATATCAGGGCCGCCTAGAGACGCGGACACATGCATTGCTGTGTAAAATATATCTGAGTACAAAGCTGCTGCACCGGACATATCAAATGATCTTGCCAACTTGTCTTCAAAATCCATGTTGTCCATAACATATGGCCTGCCCATGTTTTTTAGTTCCAAACCAGCATATGCAAGACCCATTGAAGTAACCAAGGCTACAGCCCTGTTTCTTGCCTGACCAGTAGCATACGAGGCTGTAATCTTGTTAACGGCAGCAAGCGTATATGAGTAAAACTGGAATGGAAGGCCAAGTAGTCCGTTTTCAATTCTTGAGTAACCGCGATATCTTTTGCTCTCTTTCATGCCAAATCTTTTGGCAATCCGATACGGAACATAAGCGACACCATCTACAATTATTGGCTTATCTGCGGGTGTTCCCATCAAAATTGTATTCATAATGCCGCTGTTCATGCTGCTGCGGAACTCTTCACGCAATGCATTATATTGAGACGGCCATGCTTCACTGTTTGTCAAATACAGACCGTTATCACTTCTCTCAATAACTCCAGTATCAACAAGCTCTTTGAATTGTTTGGCTTTGGCTACGTCAATTCCATATCTTCCAAGATACTCAATCTCAAACTTACTTGCCTTACCTTCAGCCCTACGCACAGACATTTGTATTAAAGAATGTGCTCTTACAGTGGCATCAAGCTTCTTCATTACATTAGTCATTGGTGCCAAAAGGTTTGCTAAGTAGAAGCCCCACTTTAACTTGGCTACATTCTTTTGGTAAAAACCAGAACTAAACGGATCGTTAGTAACCTCATCAATGAGGCGCATGTGAGCATCACCTTGGATAATCTCTAAAGCTTCACCAGCAAGCTGCGCTTCTTTCGCGTTCATGCGAACACGCTCATCTCTTAAGATGCTGAACAAAGCTTTGAAGACATCGCCAAGCTCATGTTCCATCGTGATCTTGGCAAAATCAGGTAGAGTAGAAAAACCAGCAGACCCCAGATAATTAAGCTGCGCGGCATCTCTAAGAACAGTAGCCGTCCTTTGACTCAAGGCGGTTGGGTCTTCCAAAACTGTTCCAACAACGCGATCATACAAGTGCATAAAATCTTTACGCACACGATTCGTCTCTGCTAACGATTTTCCAGCAGCGAACATATCGTCATCAATATCATCCAACACATCTTCAATAGACCTGCCACCATACATCTTTGCAAACTCATATTGAGGTGCAACTCGCTGTGTGTAGGCTTTCATAACTGCGAGTGGATCCATCTGAATAAATTCAGTGACCAGAGCATTAGGAATATCTAGCTTACGGTGCCTAAAATGCTTGGATCTATTTGATCCATAAAATGCTGCCATGTCACCAGCAGGATCTGTCTCGCCAAGTATTTCGTTAATTGTGTTCTCGACACGAATATCTAGTGATGTTTCATCTACAGGAAGAGTTCTTTCCACAAAAGCTGGACGTCTTGAGCGTATATCAGAATGTTCTGACTTCATGCGCCTCAAAGCCGCATCATTAATACGCATCTCGTATTCGACTGTGTCTTCTTTGTATTTCTGCTTGAACTTGCCATGATGCAATTCATGTAAAATAACCATGTCTTGAAAATCATTGAATGTTTTGAAGTCATCCCAATGGTCGAGCATGAACTTGACATGATGCCAACTAACCTTGCTTGCATCAGCATCATTTAGCTTTTTGTATGCATCTGCCGGATCTAAAAATTTTTCTTTCAAACTCGTATAGTATTCATGCAGGGCATTACGATTTACATACACTATGCCAGAGTCTTCATCGAATCTGATGTACTTGCCAAGAACAGGATGATCTCCAATCACAGGCAAAGAATCCTGGGCTTCAGTCACAACTTTTATTACCTTAAACTCTTCTCCATACCGGGCCTTTATTTCAGCATCAGTCAGTTCAGCTATATTTCTGATTTGCCTGCCTTCATACTCAACACGCTCAAAGATTCTAGGATTTTCTCTAAAGTGCTCCTTTAAGATAGACGCAAACTCTTGTCGCCTTTCTTTGATTGCATCTCTGTCCCAATAGCGTGGGAACATAAACTCTTCACCAACTGGTAATGCACCCGCTTCTTCGTCACGGATGACTTGCATGGTGATTTCATTTTCTCTGAGGTCTATCTCTTTACGAACCCTGCGAGTTCGTAATTGTTCAAGGTATGTTATCTGTTTGTCTGATAGACTTGGCTGCATTTCGAGTTCTGCAATCTTGTCATCTAAAACAGCTAGCTGCCTTTCAAGGCGTATGTTCTTGGCTTGGAAAGACTTCATCTGGCCTAAAATGCCAACTTCAACAAGCCTTTCTTCCCATGTCTTATAAAACCCTTTCAGAAGCTCTAGTGCCTCGTCTTGTGCTGGTGACGCGCCACGCTCTCCTTTGACATACTTCTCATTCGTATCTCTTAGAAACTTAGAGAACGAACCATCAATATTAGAAATGTTTACATCTACAACGGTTGTGTAACCCTTCTTAGAATGCTGACCAAACTTTTCGAGCAGGCCATTATATACCTTCAACCATTCGCCATTTCTTGTTGCAGCGTATTGATATACAGACTTTGGCGTAGCGATACCAAACTGGTTCAACTTCAGCAAAACACCAGAATCGCCTGCAAGCTTCACTGTCATGGCCTTTACAGTATCGGGCACATTACCCTGCAAGATTCTCTTAATAGGCGTTGTGACAGCTTTATAAAGCCAAGAATCGGTATAAAAATTTGAAGCCATGCCAAAAGCATCATCAAGATCCATCGCATTGATGTTTTCAACTCGACGTATGTTCTGCTCTCTACGAATCATAAGCAGATTCGATTTTTCTGTTTCGACAGTAATTGTCTTTGCAGCTATTTCATTATCAAGTTCAATTGCACGCTCGTTTGTGGGCTTTGAAGCTCGTTCTTTTTGTAGCTTTGCTAGATCTTCTTCTAACGCTTCAATTACTTTTGGTAGTAGATCTCTTTGTGTATCAAGAACCTCATCTGTGTCTTTGCCTAATGGGCGTGATTCTCTTTGGCCGACAGCAGAAATGTCTTCTGCTGTAAAGCCTTGAGTGGCTTCAACATATTCTTCTACTTCGGCAGTTGTCTTACGAATTGCATTTGCACGACGCACACCCGGTATTGATAATAATCCGCCTATTAAGCCACCTGTTACAAAAGCAGTGCCAATATTGGTCGCTGATTCTCCCGGTGTAGCAAGTGGATCAAATGGATATCTTGCTGCCTCAAGACCAACTTGCAGTGCTCCAACAGATGCGCCTGATTTAAGTGCGGCTCGACCAATACTTAGCGATGGCCCACCAAAAGGAAGTGCTACAAGATTTATTGGGTCAAAGATTCCAGCAGCAAACTGAGTTAACACAGGTGTATTAGCTAGCGTTTCTCGACGTTCTATATTTCTATCAAGCTGTAGCTTCAGATCCTGCATATGCTCTTCAGATTGAGCATTTATTAGAAATGACTCGTAGGATTCATATCCATCCATATCTTCAAGTGGATTGTAACCTACTTGATAGTTGTTTCCATACTTCAATGAGTTGGTTATGTAATCGACAATTGGAGCATATGTGTAGCCGAGAGATGATGGCACAACATCAGACCAAAACTCTGGTTTTGGCGCAGCTTCCGGTACTTGGAATGCTTCTATATCTGCTGGTATCTGATATCCAAAGTCAGATGCCCAAAGATTGATTGCCATTCCTATGCCCCACCATCGTCCATACTTGGCAGTATTTCTTTTGGCGTTTGACTTTGTCGTCTACGCCTTTTTTTAGCTTTGTCAGAAGCTGCTCCCCTTGCTATTGCTTCTTCTTCTCGGCGTGTAACAAGATTTTGTATTTCTTGATTAGCAAGCTCTAGCGGAATGAGAAGTGGGCCATCTTTGCCAATAATAGGAACAAGTTCATTGGCCTCGTTCTTGTACATCGGGAAATACATAAGCCTATTTTTGTCATTTGGTTTCAAAGACAGATTTGGAAAAGGAACAAGGACAACCATGTTTTTGTCCTCCAAGCCAAACTTGCCGGGGTTTTTACCAGCTACTGCTGAGAACACAAACTGCCCATCTGTTTGTTCATCCAAAACTCTTTGAACCTTGCTTACAAACAAAGACCTTATTTCTTCATCAGGAAACACAGCACGAAGAGAGTATGGAGATGACCCAGAAAATCCTGAAAGTCTGTCTACAACCAATCCATCTGTAGGAGCAAAGATACTTTCTTTGAGCCTATCTATCTCTTTGTCTATCTGTTTGAAGGTAAAGTTGTTGTTTGCCATAGAAACAATCAATGGCTCAAACAACTCACGACCTAAACGATTACCACCAGCTTTGAAGGCAAGATACTTACTCATCATACCTCTGCCGGTCTTAAGCTCTGAGTTAGGAGGATAACCCGACAATGCAACCATGATGTTTGCTTCAGTTGTGTCTGGGTTCTGCTTTCTTTCAATAACCTGAAAGAATGTTTCTTTTACATTCCGTTCTGGCTGCAACCTTTGCAATGCCAAAACAGTTTGGAATACGCTTTGTTCGTCAGGCGACAATCCACCGGGGTTTGACCATAGCGTTAGGAATGTGCCATCTGCAGTAGGCATTCTGTAAAACGATCTAAACATGTTTAGACCATTTACATACGCCTCATCATTCAGCCCCACACCAGAAGCTAGAGCACTCAAGGCATCACCCATACCTTCCGGTACGA